TTATATGACAGGCACGTCATCGAACTCGCACGACCGCATGTCGTTCGCAGCCCATGTCACAACACCAAACACTTGCACCCCCTCTCCGTCGTCTTCGTTACCCAGCATGGTTTCCATTCCGGATCCGTCCACGTATTCCAACGCCCGATATGGGTACAGCCGAAGCCGGCGCAGAACATGCTCACCGCCGACGTCAACAATGATGATGCTGCCATGCACCGGAGTTACGGATGAATCGATAACGAGCAAAGCTCCATCGTGGATACCCACTGCCATCGCTTGGCCTGCTGCGCGCATGAAATACGTCGCATGCGGCCGCATTATGCAGATCTCATCAAGGCTTAGGCGTTTCTCGACGTAGTCCGCCGCTGGGCTGGCAAATTTTGATGGCATAGTGTTTTACCTCACAATCAAATACTGTATACACATACAGTATAAGCGTAAGAAAAAACCGATGTGAAGGCCGATTTAGTTCAAAACCGATAGTCCGCTGATCGGTAAAGAAAGATAGTTTTGCCGGGGTCCGTCCCGGCATTGCATTACTGTGCACACGCCCATGCATAGAACGGGTACAGGCACTGATACGCACTGTACTGCCGTCCATGCACATCCCAGTGGATCCCGTCATTCCGAGTATCTGTGAATGAGCCAGTCATCGCATCAGTGACAATCGCAGTACCATCACTGCTCCACTCCGTGTCTGCTGGCATCACTGCCCACGTCGGGAGAACATGCAGGCCTTCCCCCTGTCGCCCGCGATACGCACCAATGACATTGCGGACATACTGCGACGTTGTACTGTTCCATCTGGCTCGGTTTAAATACGAGTGACAGTACGGCGCAATGGCTACCAGGCAGTTAGGGCATGCCACTTTGATTTGGCTGACCATGTACTGGATCTGCGCGATGTACTCTGCCGGAGTCTGTGCATACGTCCCGTCGTTCCATGCAAGCGCGATACTCACCACATCAGGATCAGCAAACCCTTGCTGGTCGAGATAGCGGCGATAGTCGAACGTGTAGAACGTTCCGGTTTGTGTGTCAGCGTATGACTGCTCAGTCGCCGCGCCGGTGGACAGGAAACACATCTGCGGGTTCGCTGCTTTCTGCGCGGGAGTGGCTTCAAACAAAAATGGGTTTTTTATCGTACTGCTGGGCTTGTCATAGCTGATAACAACACGGTCAGTGCCAAGAACACCACGCCGCCCTACAAAGTGCGCTGCAGCCCACGCTTCCCTCCCCTCTCCCGTCCCGCTCTCTTGCTGATTCATCGTCCCGATCTCAGTAATCGTATAACCTGCAGCACGCAATAGCGCTGAAACACGCGCAGACTGGCCGCGGTGTGTGAGAGAGTCCCCAATCAGTGATATACGTTTTGACGCCGTCCCCGTCGCAGGACCGCGCACAAGCGTCACATCACGACGTGACCACTGGGATTGCTTCTGCCGGTCATGAAAACCAACACTAACCGACGCACCCAATTTGTCAGGATCGATTTCAAACGTCCTGTTCGTCTCGTAGCTATATGGTCGTCCAGGTGCTGACTCCCCTCTGAATGACCAATCAAGGAACTGCCCCATATCCGTTGTCCAGTTCATCAACATCTGTGAACATTGCAGTAATAATGGTGATTGTGGAGGGATGAATAACCGATCAGGAAGAAGAATAAAATTCTCTGCCTTAGCAATCGGCTGATCCACTGCCAAAACGGGAGGATAAACACCAAGACCAACAAGCTTACTGTCAATGTAAGCTGGCAACTGCGGGTCGCGAACCAGCCCCTTACTCACATTCAGGATCGATTTATTTGATGTAGCAACACAGGTATTGAACACGTAAAAATCAGCATTCGATAATGTATTGCGAACCCCCAGTAACACGCGGGTGGCATCATTCAAATATTGATACTGCACAGTCATCACATAGATATTATCTGTGATTTTTTCTTTAATCGAAGCTGCAACTTGCTGAAGTGACGACGAACTCCACCAGAAAAATCCCTTTGCTACGGTCGGCAGTACAGCAGAAATGTTTACTCCAGCATCGGCTTTCACATAAACATAGAATTCAGCACGCACATAGTCACCGGCTTTTACACCCGATAGCGTTAGCTGTGCTATTGCATCTTTATAGCCAGATGTAACGCGGAGTGCGGGAATAGCCGCCAGCGCTCCATGCTGTGAAATCTGCTGGACGTCTACTGGCAGGTCAGCAATATTGGTCCAAACCCCTGAGCCGGTGAAAACTCCCAGGCGCTGCTGGGTTGGGTCGCCTGATGGGTTAAACGCAATATTTGGCGCGTTGCCATCAATACGCTCGTTTAATGCTGGATCGCGAGCAGGGACCTCTAAAATTTCACGAATACGCTGACCGGCAACAGCGAGTGAGAACCCAAAAATATAAAATGAACTCACTGTGCTTTGTTGACGAACACCCATCGAAATACGGCGAGGAGTCCCGTCGGTGTAGCGATACAGCGCTCTAACTCTGAAAAGGTTATCTGATAGCCGTTGAATAACTTCAGGCCTGACAGTCGTGTAAGAGCCATCTTCGGTAATAAAAAACACCGCGGCGTTGCTAATTTCTCCCTGTGCAGTAGCGCCAGCACCTGGCTTAACGTAAACATAGAACTGTGCTGCAGCGTATTGTCCCTTGAATACTGTCGCGTCAAGAATGGGTTCGACCAGATAGTCAACATAACTAGCGCTGACGGGCGGCGCTACTAGGCATTGAATTGCACCTTTTTCAGTAAGTACCGCAGCAACCGTCGCATCAGTAATGCTGGATACCGGCACAAAGGGTGCCACGCCAGCACGCAGACGAGGAAGCTGATAACGCGGATCAGCATAGCCGTTATACAAAATATTCGGCGCTACAACACCCAGGAAGTTTTGATGGTCTGCAAACGAAACATCCCCGCCAATACGATGTATATATTTCTCTGAAACTGCCATTCTCGGCATGGCAATTTCACACTCAGTGGCGCTTGTCCCGCGCTGCTGGCAACCAAAATAGACTGCTGTAGCATTACCCTGGCCCACACCCAATACGCTAAATGTGATTGTTAGACGAGAAATACCATTGCCGAGGTCCTCAACGCGCATGCGACGAGTACCACCTGCCGCATCAGGAATTACACGCGTGAATACCAGATCAATGTTGCCACGATACAACATTGAAACAGCTACATTACCACCACCAGGAACAAAACTAATATCTTGAGTAAATAAATAGTTAACTGTCGGATCCGTAGAGGATGGACGCGCAGGACATAATACTGAATGCGCAGCACCCAACGCAGACATTGCAGCAGATGGCGTTCCCCACACACCGGCGCTGCCCGGTACGCTTAAAATATCAGGCAACTTATCGCTGTCTGACGCGGCGCTGTTGGGGATCAGGTTCGGTGATGATAGGACTTCATTACCATTGGCAATAAATATTCCAGTCGCCTGAGGGGTTCCCGCATTGTTGATATATTCATCTGCAACTGAATAATCAGCATCGCCCCATTGGTAATATTTAGCGCCGGATGGGATCTCGCCGGATGCAATAGCGAGCGCTGCTTGTTCCTCACTATAGGTTTTTCCCAAAGGAGAGATATTGGCTTGCATGCCATCCCAGGTTAAGCGCTCCCTGCCAAAGCGATCGGGCCATTTTTCCGCTGTCCCATTAATCGCTACATCGTAGTTTTGCGAATTATCAAATAGGTCGCGAGGATCGGTAGAGCCCAACGGGTTTCCGGTGTTGTAAGTGGTCATCTTGGCCTCATAAATGAGAAAACCCGCCGAAGCGGGTTATTTTTTGCGGAATTTAATTACGAAATATCGCCGGGGTAATTGGCGTCGTCGTATTGATAAAGCAACGGGGTATACTGCAGGGCTTTCACCTGGCATGTTCCATCATCACCGGGTTCTATAACATCCATGATTGCGTCATATCCAACGCGGCTCGACGAGCAAAAAACAACCCTGGGTGGCTCTACTGCTGGGTCATTCATGATCCATTCATCTATCCGAACATCGGCCGTATTGGCCACTGAAAATGTGTAATCATCAATACGCGTCGGGACCAGCAGCACAGATGCAGATCCATCCTGAAATCGCATTAGGCAGCGCGGGTTTTCAAATGACCAGTCAAGTGGTTCGCTAACTTGGATACGTACCGTATTGGCATCGTGTTGTTCATCGACTACAAGGCAGCTTATTGTTTGGCTGCCCGGTATATCATCTGTCAGAACGATACGATCGCCGTAGTCGTAACAAAGAGCATCCATTTCAGTGCTCGTCGAATGCGTTAACCTTTGATGGCGATACTTCATCAACCGGCGCATGCCGATGCGGTACGCCCTATCGGGATCTTGCGCCCCACGCAGTGTATAGTCCTCCACCTTCATGGGTGTTGTGTTATCGCTCAAACGACATTGAATGGTTTCCTCTGCCCACGTGGTGGCGTTAATGTACGTAACATCGACCCCATCATAGTCGTCTTGAGACAACGCCTTAAAGCCAGTTTGAAGCTCCTCCGTTTGCTCCTGCGGGCTAATCACCCCTGACCAATTTTTGATACCTTCTCGGCCGGCAGATGCAAGACCATCGCTTAGAAGAAAATAACCCATCCCAGCATTAGCGATATTTTGCAATACCTCGAGACCAGAGGTGTTATCGCTGCCAGCAGACCAATCGAAGGTTTCCCCACGAGGCGTCCAATAATTGCTTTCAAGGGCGTTGATGGCCGCATAGTCGATCTGGTTATCTGTGTATCCCAAATCCTTCAACACGTGATAGAACGCGCCACTGATACTTCGTGAGGTGTGACCATCATATAACCGCGTTGCAACCATATTGATACGGCGATCAGATTGTGCCGCCAGGCGGTTACCGGTGCGAATGGTTACGCCGATCGTTGTGATATCTCGATAGCTGGTCTTGCGTGCAGCCAACTTGGCGCGCATCGCCTGCCACTGTACCGAGTCCCTTGTAGTACCTCCCCACACAGGGGTATCACGCTTCACCCTAACTTCGTAGTTACCCAACACAGGGAAACTAACCCTTTCGGTATACCCCACCTCGTTCACCGTGTTGTTGCCATGCTGGATCTGAACACTAGTCCAGTCATCAGATCCTGATAGACGATACTGCAGCGTCATCGCCACATCATGCCAGTGAATGGCGCCGTCCTTGCTACCCACATCACAAAGACCCTGCGGATAAACAAAGTTGAGTTCGATCTGAGTCGTTTTCTCATTTTGAGGACAGCAGAGGAATGGCCCCATCCAATCATAGTCATCGTTCAGACCGGTTACCGTAGCATCCAGCAAGGTGCGCCCGGTGAATCCTGGCCATCCGCTATCAACGGTTGTCGTTCCGTCTGCGTTTTCGATCAGGCGCTCAAGGCTCAATGTCTGCCCATCGATATCGGTAATGCGGTACCGGTAGCCCGTCAGCCCCAATGCGAGACGCTGTGAACCAGTAGGTATGCCCACGAATGCATCTCCAATGGCGCTCCCCCATGCCATAGCGATATGCTCACTAACGGCTGGTGTTCCACCGCTTGACGCAGTACCGGCCACGACGACCGGAGAACTACCAAATAACGCTGCCGGCAGCACGCTAAAACCTATACTGTTCCCGCTGAATGGACTTTCCTTCTCCCTGATAACGATCCTCGTATCTACGGAAGTTACCTCCAAACCAGAACCGGAAAGCTGATCTTCTATTTCTTCTGTAAGCCCACCCATCGTCACATAGTTTGCCGTCAGCGATATCACATAATTGATACCGGCCCAGGCTAACGTAAATGATAAAGGTGTAGTGCTGAAGTCATAGGTAGTTGGGGCTGCTGACGCGGTTATGCTTGCCGCATTGCCACCCACACCGGGAACGGCTGGCGATCCCGGATCGTAAACTGAAATAAATAAATCAATCCGCGTTCCATTCCAGGTCATGGATACCGGTAAACCTACCGAGGGGTTTAACTCGGAAAAATCTCCGTAGATAACATTTCTTCCCGCCTCAATAGCAACAGTAAAAGTATCCGGCGCCAGAATAGTAAGGTCTGTTCCAATGACCCAGGAATCAGGAATGACAGCATCTCCGGTATCAGTACTTGCACCGATAACTGAAAGCGCATTCCCTGACACGCTTATCGCATCTGCAGTAATGCTCACTGAGTCTGGCCCGGTAGACGCCAGATCCAACCCTGCGGTGCCGGAGGTGGTGCCGCCCACCTCCGTTGATGCATACCAGTTTTCCGAGCGCTGGTCCCCACTAATATCAGCTCCAGGAGGATAAATTGTGTAGCTGACATCTTCACCAAAACTACTGGCTGGCGTATTGCCAATTTTTATTGTGGATTGATTAATCGCAAAATTACCAACCCCGATACAGAGAAACATTTCTGTTCGATAAATTTGAGGATTACTGCCATCGAAGCGGCTTACGGGCTGTACGAGGTAATCAGGAAACACACGATCCCTTCCCAACACCTCTCTTATCGGGTCGCCAAGTTTAGCGGTATTCGCTTTTGCCGGTGATAGATCTAATGAATCCCCGCCGCTTGCCGAACCCATGCCGTCCTTGCTCATCTGCGACATCATGACCAATGAGTAAGCAGCTGACGCAATAGCAACGGAGATAGCAGCCCAAGCGGCAATTTCCGCCCCTGTGCCATACGGGATAGGGTAGATTCGCACATCACTGCCGGTTTCGATAAAGCACAGCGGCCACTCGTCAGCGGAAACACCCTTGCCGTTAACCTCAACTGCAACCGGATGGCGCATTTCATTCTGATAACCATCCACGTTATCTACGAACCACTGGTGCAACGTCATTGCCTTATGTTCATGCGTTTCAAGTGGTTCACCAGGTATGCGAGAAGGATAAATGCGGATCACTGGTAATACTCCACTTTGATAAAACGCCGCTCAAAGCGCGTCAGGGGAAGAAACGTCACGTTCGCTTTAGGGTTGCATTCTGCGGCGTGAAGTATGCCGTTGATACTGACAACGATAGCAACGTGAGTAACCAGGCTTCCTGAATAACAAACGATCCCCGAACCTTCAGAAGGGCAACATCTGGTTAGCTCTTTCATCAGTTCTTTGGCGGCGCGATCAAGCCCGTGGTTATCCTTCGTTACTCCCGCAAAATCTGGCCAGGCTGGCATGCCTATATCGCGACGGATCTCGTTAACAATGCCGAAACAGTCAAGCTCCGGATAAGTACGTCCGCCCTTCAGCCAGGTGACTGAAAGGTATTTGTCAGGATCAAACATGGGATATCCCTTACGAGAGGTAGCGCAGCCCTGGATAATCTGGCAGCGTAAATCGCCGGCGTGGCCACGCAGTATCAAGCACATTCATGTAGCCCGCCGTTATCTGAACCTCTATTGATGTCCAGTAACCCGATTTAATTGTTAAGGTAAATGGCGGCGAGGCAGGCGCCGTTAAATCAGTCGATAGGTAATGTCGGTAAGTTAGCGTGCCGATGTCCTGATTGCCCAGCGCATCGCGGATGGCATTTGATACCTTGCCATCGATATTGCAGATCGCAAATTTCAGATCCTGCGTACCGTCAGCGTTCTTTGCTGGTAAAGATAAATCGATACCGCAGGCGGTAAAGGTTGCCTGCTCACCATTTTCCAGCGTCGCGGTAATATCATCCCACCCACGCGTTAACCAATGCGTATCATCGCCGACAACGATCTGCAGGGTTTCGATAATGACCTCAGAGCCGGATGAGGCATAAAGCCGATTTAATACCGTCATGCTTCTGGCCACTCCCTGTTAAGAGCAAGATCGATGATGCTCTGCCCTGCGAGAAACTCAGGGAAGTTACCCCACCCAGGTGGTGGTAATGGTCGCTCCCAAAGTTCTAGCGTCGCGCTGTACTGCCAATATTTACCGCCGACCAACACCGGGCCTTCATAAATATCCGTAAACCGACAAATATAGGGCTTTATTCCTATCGGAGTCCGCAATGTCATGTTGAACCAAGCCGCACCGTCACTGATAGCATCACGATACCAGGCTTCAAACGTCTGGCCCTGCACATCATTCATGAGCCAGGAGACGGGGGCTTGTGTCGGTGTAGAGGTATAGCGCCGGCGCTGACGGGCTCGGCCAGAAACCATCTGAGTTCTGAGTAAAGGACTAACAGGTTTAAGGCCATACCCATCCTGTAGAGGTAAAGGGAGATAGTCATGTGGATAATCGATATTCGAGGTGATCGCCATCAACCAGCCCTCCGTTTAGTTTGCCAGCCGGCGCCCAACGCTTTGGACATATCCCCTCTTCCTGTTGCTACATCAGAGGTCATCTGACCGTATAAACGCTTATTACCCCGAGATACCGCCTCTTCAATAGCCCTGATCGTACTTTTGTCTGGGTCGCCGTTTACGGTTAAATTGGTCACTGGCGCATAGGGCGCCCTCCCTCCAGCATTCGTATCACGGTTAACTCGCTCCAGGGTTGCATCCAGTTTTGCACTTGTACCTGCCGTCGTTACGCGCTCCCCTTTTTGCAGCAGCCACGTACCGGTTTCTGGCACTGCATCGATACCATCATGAGCCATCCCTGAGAGGCCCGCAGCAGATATTGCAGCAACCATTGGCATGGTGACGGCGGCGGCAGAGGCCATTGCTGCCGGCGCCAGTGCTGGTCCTACGATTGGAATTGCGGCTGTTGATGCAAACGCGGCAAGCTGCGCCTGCAATGCCGTAGCCTGAGCATTAGCCACCATCGCAGGAATAGCTGATGCCTGAGTGGTTTTATTTATCAGCAGCTGAACCCCCTGATAAACGAGCCACTGAGCAGCCATATCGATCAGGGCTTTTACTACTGCCTGTCCAAGGTCAGAGAAAATCCCCTTGATGGCATCGCCCATAGACTCAGTACCACTGATCACATCGTAAAGGTGATCGGAAATAGAGTCTGTTGCGGCCCCCAGAACAGACGTCATTGCGTCAGCTGCCTGCTGATAGTAATCGCTAGATTGATCAGCAAAGTCTATCAAAGCATCAGAAATACCAGCGGACCAATCATCCCGCTGCTCGTCTGACTGCTTGTAATAATCCTCTTGAATTTCAAGACGCTCTTTCAGTGCATCCTGCAGAGCCTGAGTTTCTTTATCATACAGCGATTTGGTAATGTCGCCGGACTGGTATTGTTTCTGCAGGTCTTGCTGCTGAGTGATGAAGTCTTGCTGAATTCCCAGCAATTCTTTCATTCGGCTGCGGGATTTCTCCCCCATTCCCGCGCCAACAATGTCAGCACTCAAAGTTTGGCGTTCATTATCATTTGAAGACTTCAGGTTTGCTGTGAACGCCGCTACCTTTAGATTTTCTTCATTGGCTTTTTTTAACGCCTGAAGCTTATCCAGCTCATCAGCTAACTGAATAAGTCGCTTTTGCTGCACAGTATTGATACCAACAAGTTTCCCACTAGCCAGGTCAAAGCGTAACTTTTCAGCCTCTGTGACTTCAGCAGTTTTTTTACCCGTAGTTTCTATCAGCGCTATCTGGCGCATGTAACTTAACTCTGTCGCCTTATAGGCTGACTCAAGTTTTTTCGCGCCTGCATCTGGTTTAACCTTGCCGTTAGTTTCTCCAGCACCTAACTTAAATTGATTGGCACCTACAGTGGCTGAACCTGTCGGCAGGTTTAATGGCGGGACCGCATTTTGTTTGGCTGATAATATTTTATTATCTAGAAGTTCTATTTGAGACTTAATACTAGCCAAATCTTCTTCAGTCGCGTTAGATCCTGTCGCCTGGAATTGCAAGAATTTTATTCTTTCCTGCATAGCAGGAATATTATCGTCACTAAATGTTCCAAATAATCCCTGATGCTTAGTTGTAGTTTTTACAGCAAGGTCTCCAGCTGCGGCAGCAGCTTTTATCATCCATCCTGCAAGTTCAGCAACTTCACCTACAAGTGATACAATTCCTTGTAATACCTGAGGATCTGTTAATACGACCTGTAGTTTATCAAGGGATGACTGAAGAGGTGATAAATCAACCTTTGCAAGCCCTGCTGCAATTTCAATTTTTAACCCTTTAACTTGGGCTTCCATATCTTGAAATAGATCATTAACTTTTATCAAATCATCTATAGATGAGGGATCAGGCGCTACACCATAATCTTTTGCCAACTGAATAAATTGCTTGAGTTTCTCATTGTTATTATCAAACAGCGGAATTAGTTTAGAAAGATCATTGCCAATACTTTCAAGAATATTTATCTTAGCTGAGTTTGTGCTTATTTTACCTAAAGCATCACCAATAGCTAGCATCTGCTTATCCGGTGAAACCTTTGATAGTTTATCAGCTGATAATCCCAGTGCATTCAGTGCATCAACTGCTTCACCTGATTTATTAAGTACTGCGTCACCTATTTTGTCACCTAAGTCTTTAAAAATGTCTGCCATGTTATCACCTGACAAACCAGCTTTTTCAGCTGCAAACTGCCACGCCAACAACTCCTGAGTTGACATGTTTAAAGACTTTGCCCACTTATCAGTTGATGCTACTTGTTCTGAGGTTGACTTTAATAACTGATAACCTGCAACGCCTACAGCGGTTGCTGCTGCAGCTGCTGCACTTGCCATTCCTACTAATGCTTTGCTTGAGTCAGCGACATCTTTTTGAACCTGCTTCCGCCATTTTTCAGAAGCTCTTTCAGCTTTATCCATTCCTGAAACAAACCCGCCTGTTTTGGCTATAAGGTCAATAGTTAGTGTTCCAAGTGACTTACTGGCCATATATACTCCGGGCAATAAAAAACCCCGCCATAGCGAGGTTTATGATTTAAGCCTTGTGTTTATTTATCTTCGCCACATAGCTTTGTATAATCAAAATATTCCGATTCAGAATCGGAATCAAATATTTTACTTAATGCAACATTGTAAGTTACAGAGTCAGAAAAAAATCCTTTTGGAGTCATAGTCAAAGCAACAATAAACCTGGTAAACCCGGTGTAAGCACCAAATCCATTTTTTGAATTTATTTGACCGCAAACAATTGAATTCATAGAGTTATCTTTTGCATCTTCTAATTTCGCCAAACGTACAAACCTAAATTTTGCACTGTCAGGGTCTTTTAAGTTGATGGTTATTTCTTTTTCTGATAACTCTAATGCTTTTTTCTCACTTGGCTTACACCCTGCAAGAGAAACACCAATTATAATTAACGCAATTAATTTATTCACATACTAACCCAGTCGTATAAATGGTGATCAAATGTTAGCAAATAGATTGCAAATTGTAATCTATAAAAAACATCAACATTCTATTTCCACTCCTTCATCGCCTCATCAAGACTGATGGGGTTTTCTTCTAACTTAATGTGCGGTGCAAAATCTGCTACATGGAAAGACGGTGCATTTTCTTTTTTGTTAACGTTCGCGATCATGCTGGCCACCAGCGCGGCGCCCCACTCAGTTCTCATCATGGGGTTTAGACTGCCGAACTTGTTACGATACTTCATCCAGAGGCGAAACTCGTAAAGACTGAGTCGCTCCTGGGCCTCTGCGATTGTCCTGCCGCCGATGCCATTAAGAACTAACTCGCACCAGGCTTCGTCGTCTGCGCTGATGGCTCCGTCTTTCCCAGATTGTTAACCTCTGAGATAGCCACCAGCAGGGCTACTGTTAGCGCGCCATCCAGGGCACCACGATCTGGGTCTGCCTCGCCGGTGATGTCCGCAGGGGTAAAGACGGGTTGCCCATCTTCATCGCAAATAGACGCAGCGATACGGCCAGCTACACCATCGATCTTCCCACCGACGGCGAGAATATCTGAGCGTGCAGTGTAGTAGCCCAGTGGACGCACAAACACGGTAGCGGTGATTTCGTCCTCGCCCTGCTTCCATGTAATTTCCTTCTCTACCGGGCGACCAGTGAAGGCGCCACGTTCTTTCAATGAAGCCAAAGTTAATTTCATATTGTTACCATCAGGAAGAATTTAACGCGGGGCACGCAGCCCCGGCGGATAAATGGGTCAGCTACCAGACTGAACCTTCGGTACCCAAATTGAAGGGCCGGAACGCTGGATTGTTGCGGCGGTACTCACAACGGTATTTTGTTGGAAGTCGAAAGGAAAATCGGACACATAGCCTTTGAAAACATACCAGGTGCGATCATCTGGCAATAACAACCCATCGACTGCACCAGGAGCGCCCGGCGCCGCAGCGGTCGGCAAAGACTCCCCATCTGACCAACCCAACGCCCAGGTCAGCGGTGTTTCATCGTCAGTCTCTGCCAAGTTGTGCAGCATCAGGTGGCTAGCGTTAGCCGGATCTGCGCTCAGGGTTACGGACGACTGTCCCGGAGTCTGAAGACCTTTTTTGTAGGACTTCGCTTTACGCTCCGATAGGCAGGTATCTTCAATCTGATCTGCCGGGTTGCCGCCGGGAGTAAAGTTGGTAATACATTCAACCTCGCTGACAACGCCATTAGCGAGGACAAACAACTGCGTGCCTTGTGTCAGTACAGACATAGTGATCTCCGGTCATAAAAAAACCGGCGCAAGGCCGGTATGTTGAAAAGTTGGGGGGTTAGCGAAGCACTATCCAATCAACGTCGAATGAATAGCGGTAGCGCTTTGTTTCTGGGTCGCGGCTCTGGCCGCCCCACCGGGTTATGTAAGCGTGCGGCTCTATGGCATCACGTAGCGCCGTGGCCACTTCTGTGGCCGATACGACAGTATCGGCATACACATCTACCTGCAGCGTGTAACTGTCAGCATCCGGGCGCCTGTCCAGATAGTTTTCTGGCTCTCCGCTGATGTTCTGCCAGACAACATAAGGATAAGCCACCACATCATCCTGCAGGCCAAAGGGATATAACCGCACAGGGTTTGAACCTATCAGCGCCGTCACTGTCGGGCTGGCAGCACAGACTTTAAAAATTGGTGCGATCATGCTCTGCTCCCCTTCTTAGCCGCTCTGACTATCGCCCGATCGATGGCCTTACCATATTCCTCAACGAAGGTATTGGACGCCTCAGCCGCGCTGTTCTCTGCTGCCGGCCGCATGAAAGGTTGAGCCCGCATGTTTTCCGTACCGAACTCCAGTAGGCGCCAGTGTGGCGTTGGGGCATTCTTGGCTTTGTCGGGATGCTTTCTCAGCACTGCGCCATGAAGAACACCGATGCGAAAGGCCAGGTTTCCGTTGCGCTTAAACTCGCGGCCATTCCAGCGCACTGCGATATTTTCCGCGATGCTGCGTCCTGTTTCTGGGTCATCAAGTCGCTGAGCATTTGCCTTTGCCCTGTTGGCGATAACGTTGGCAGCCTTTCTCAGGGCCGCACGCCCTCCTTTGCGCTTCATGTCATCGCTGATAGAGGCAAGTTTACCCATCAACTCATCAACGCCAGTGAGGGTGTATTCAACGCCATCAGCCATCGTTTGTACCCTCTGAGCATGGAAGGGTTAAATACTCCAGCCCGCTATCTGGGTCTGGCAGAACGCCTTCAACGTTGTAAATCTTCCCTCGGAAAAGAATGCGACATTTTGCAGTAATATCATCTCTGAACCTGATTTTTATCCTGGCCGTTACGGCATTCTGGAATGCCTGTGCGGCGACAAAATCACGCGCTGAGACTGCGGTAACTTCACCCCAGATACAGCCATCAGAAGTTGATGAAGCGATATTGATCCACTCGGTTACAACTTCACCTGTTTCCGCATTCTGCGAGGAAACCCGCTTTTGTGGGCAAATTCGGTGACGAAGTTTTCCAGCCTGCATGATTACCCCCTGGTGCTCAGATACTGAGGGCGCTGGTCATTAATGGATGTCATTTCGATAGTATCCGCATCACTGCTAAATGCGTCGGCCAGGACTGCGACCAACGATTCGTTAGATTCAGCCAGGCGGGTTAGTGCTGCTGTCTGTTCCTGCTTTGCCTGCGTCTCCGCCTGGAGCGCTGCTATCAGTGCGCTTACCTGTTGCTCGTTCATGGGCTATCCTCAACCAGTTCTTTAACCATTCCCGGCGGCGCCGGCATCCTTCACAGGCCATCAGTGCCACTTCCGGTGGCGAAGAAGAAGAGCATCCACTCCAAGGGGTACTTCGGACGTGATATTACCGATATTCACCCCCTCCCGATTGGCATACCAATGTCCAATGAGTAGTAGCATGGCCTGCCATATACCAGCAGTGAAAAGGATCTCCCTGGGCTGTGCTTCATCTTCCACTATTGGGGTACCTTCGATGACTAACGATCCGTCGCAATAATGCTCAACATAATCAACTGCAGCCGCCGCATTTGCCTTTATCAAATCATCATCTACATCGTGATCAACGCGAAGATGTAATTTAATCTGCGCCAGTTGTTCTTCGCTTATTTCCATTTTTACCCCCGGCTTTTTTTTCTGGCTGCCCTTTATTATTTTCTTCTGGCTTAAACTGCTGTTCTTCATCCCCCACAATAGTGGCTAAATGCATACTGATAAGAGCATTTCCAACATCATCTTCTACCACCCTCACATCACCTTGCGAAAAATTCCCCAGCGTGTAATGAGAAAACATACGAAGGGCTTTAATTTTCATGTTGAGTTAACGCGGCCATTGCTGGCCGCGCCCTTACAGTTACGGAGTTACTGGCGGAATAATGCTACCTGTTACCAAAGCAGCAGGACGATAGTGCGCTAATGCCAGTCGTTCTTCGCAAAGAATGGTCAGCATGTTTTTCACGAAGTTATCGCGGTCCTGGTTGCTGATCTCGATGGTGGCATCCATGCGATCCCAAACCTGAGATGCCAAACCAAAAGAACCAACGGTGAAATTGCCAGCAGCCTGCGCGGTAGTGGACACTACCGGTAATCCCCAGAGAACTTTCGAAGCAAACGCTTGTGGCCCACCCAAAATATAGTTTCCGTTGGCGTCCTTCAGCAGGGCAATTCGATGCCAGTCTGCCGGGTTGAGGATGATCCCATCCGCTTCAAACTCGCTCAGTGACACCTGGTAGATTGCATGCGCGAGGATATCAGCACCGGTATCACCAGTAGCGTTCAGCGCAGTTTCATAGTCATTGGCCACCACGTTAATGCCCTGCAGATTATCGCCAGTTCCGTCACCGTTCAGCATCTGGTTTTCTTCCACCAGCGCCAGGCCGTACATCATGCGGGAGTTGATGTACGATTGCAGGGCTGGGGCGTCGTCCATGATCTGGCGGGATGCTTGGATCCAGTGGGCGATAGTTTTCACGTTCGCCGTTTCTTTGGTGAAAGTAATATTACTTTCCGGTTTCAAAGTACCTTCAGCTACCGGTGCCGCGGCGTTGGTGAATACATTTTCGCGAACATACTCCAGCGCATTACTTGAAATCCGGCCTTGTGCCAGTAGGTCACGAACCGTCAACCGACGTAATCCGGGCATCAGAATACCTGGGTTCTGTTGAGGCTGGACCAATGCGCCGGCAGACGCTGAGCCAGAACCGATCGCCTTATCAAAACTGGTCACTTTTGCTTTGGTTCGCGAACCATCCCAGCCTTTGATCAAATCTTCAGATACGCGCTCAGCGAAAGACTTCTGCGCAGTCTGATCTGGAGAGTTACCGGCCAACTTCTGTTCCAGATCGAAAAGACGGGTACCGGTATTTTTCAGATCTTCCTGCGCCTTTGTCAGATCCTCTTGCAGCTTCTGATTGATAACGCCATTTTCGTTGATGGATTTGCGCTGTTCGTCGATGAGTTGTTTCACTTCTTTTTGTGAAGCTTCAATCGCTTTTTCCAATACAGATAATTCAGACATGTGTCACTCCGTTAAACATTCCGCAGGTTAGCGGCAAAGGTAGTTATGCGCTGTGCAAGCGCGTCAATGTCGCCGCTATCGGACTCGCTCCGACCTGCGGACTTAACACTAGCAAGAAACGCCTGTGCTTCTGCACGCGAAAGCCCTGCTGAATCCCTCAGGAAAGCCTCCGCGTCTCGAATGGTTTTGATGGTTTCGATACTCTTCATGGCAGATACGCCAGCGAGCTCGTTGGCAGGGAAGGTGCAAACACTGATTTCCCGCAGATAAGAGATGTTCTTGAAGATCATACCGGTGGTGCCAATACTGTAATCGTCTTTAGTAACTGAAAAACCGACAGACATACCCTCCACGGTACCGTGCTGCATTGCTGCTTTGAGATCGGATGAGGCGCTTAACCCAGGTGTTAACTGCCCTTTGACGTAAAGGCCTTTTGCATCCTCTACCAGCGTATCCCATTTACCGACCGGCACCTCAAAAGTGCGGTGATTGAAGAACATCGCCACCTTGCGGCTTTGTGTGGACAGCGCATTTTTAAAGGCGCCAGGAAGGATGATGTCGCCATCAGAGTCAGTGTTGTTAAATACAGAGGCGTAACCTTCAAAAATTCCCTGACTGCCATCACCTGCAAACTTTATTTCTGCCTGATTAAAGGACAGTGTTTTCTGAATGTCCGGCATTGAAGCCCCCATAAAAATTAAGCCCCGTCAGTGCGGGGCTTATCGTTTGTTCCGAGGTCAGTGATTGGTATGTTCTGCGATTGCCGCGTAGCGACATCACCACCAGGAAGAGGCGGCAGATTGTCCAGCCTTCGCACTTCGTTAACTGTGCGAATGCCGGTGTTTACCATTGTTTGCATGAAGGCTGCGCGACTGGCCGAGTCACCGCGCAGTAGACCATCTAAATTGTGCTCGGCGTGCAACTTGCCCTGATCCGCATCTTTTACCAGCCAGCGCTCAATGCTGTACTCCCAGCGATCCAGGTAAGGTTTCAGTGTGTACTGAAGGAAACCTAGATTCTGTTGTTCGATGCCACTTCCCCATGAGGTTGTTTTCTCAACATCCCCCACCAGGTGAGGTGGAACACCGTAGAAACGCGCCAGTTCAGCGACCTGAAACTTTCGAGCTTCCAACATTTGTGCGTCATGTGGCGATATGCCTATTGCCTGCGTGGTGAAACCACTCTCCAGTATCCACAGGCGCTTTTTAACTGGACCTCCAGCAATTTCCTTGAAGTTTTCCTCCAGTTGTCCGCGCTGTTCTTTGGTCAGAACCTTACCATCGGTCATGAGAATTTGTGGGGACTTAGCTCCGTTAGCAAAGAACTCGCGCTGATGGTCTTCCATCGCGATTGCCACGCCGGCAGACTTGGCACTGAAAGCCAGCGGTGATAACCCCACCAGGCCATTAAAACCAAACCCTTTAAGATGGAAAATTTCTTTAGGCTTGAAGTCGGCGTATTCAGTGTCGCGCTTGTATCGATATATGACGCTTTTACCGTTATCACTCAGGCGAACGTCCATGTTGGCGCTCATTAGCGGAACCATGCTAATCACATCACCAATGCTGTTTTTTTCAACATGGGCGTAAGCATTGCCGTATGCACAAAGCTGCATCGTCATGGCTTCACGGAACTCAAGCGCAGTCATAAAGTTATTGGGGCGGAACCGCAGAAGCCTTGCCAGAGAATTATCGTTTCCAACTTTCTGCCGCTGGTCATTAACGGTTTCAAACACATCAAGGGGTAATGACGCAGTCACGGTGGAGATTAATCGGATACAGGCCCACACCGTACTGATCTGCATATTTCGCTCGTCAGTTACGACTGATTCACCTACAGATCCATGAGCCGATACACCGGCCATTTGAGATCCCTTATCCGGCGTTACGAGCCTGCCACCTGTCAGGATAGACGCCATGCGCGCCCAGAATGGCGAACGCGTCCGCAAGTCAATGCTGTAATCGGTATCTGCCATTTTTACACGCTCAAAAAGTTATAAATGAAATCGTTGACGTCACCCTGATCCTCAACCTCATCACTATTCTGTGCCCCGATCGACATCGCCAGTGCGACCATGCCATCAATCCTGCCGCTGGATTTACCCTTCACGAACTTCCTGTTTCCTGCTGGGTCAGTAATGACCGTGGCGTTTTTGGCACACATTTCCAGAATGGGGTGATTACCGTGTTTCAGTTGAGCACCGAGCAGCTTGGTTTCCAGTTCACGTAGTGCCGGAGACATAGAAACGAAGCCCTGTCCAAATTCAACGAATCGCTCAAGCTCAGCTTCAGTGAAGCCAGCATCAATCAAGTGAGGACGAAGGAAGCGCATGTTGTATCGGTCAAAGGCGATCGCCCTGACGTTGCAGGTGTCAAAAAGCTTTCGAAGCTCTCGGGCAATAAAGGAATATTCGATAGCCTTACCAGGCGTGGTATTCAGGTACCCTTGCTTTGCCCAGATGTCATAAGGCACACGGTCATTGCGGGCCTTATCCGCAAGACCTTCAGCCGGGAGCCAGAACTTGCTGTGAACATCGCCTTTGGCAGATGTGAGTATCAACGCAGTTAAATCAGATACGCTGGACAGGTCAAGCCCTCCCCAGACGGTTACACCGGTTAAATCATCTGGATCTTCTTTGTTCATGTGCCAAACCGTCTGACTGACAAACGGACTTTTCGCCTCCACCCGCCGGTTAAGTACTAGGTTTTCATACTCAGCTTGACGGGATGGGAGACGCTTAGCGCTGGCCGCCATATCCAGCACTTCTCTCTGATTCATGAACACATCAAAAGCGGGGTTTGCCGCTCTGATAGCCTCAACTGAGAAAGGGTCGATATCTTCAGGTGCAGTCTGCAATCTGACCACTGTTCTCGGGTCAGCACCGGTCAGACCGTCGTCAATTAACAAGCTCAGCAAATCGCTTGCATCAGGAGCTTGCGTACTGATGATGACGGATATAGGGTTATCCTGTGCCGCAGTGGCAGTTTCCAAGGCTTCATAAAGCGGATCCCTTGGGCCACGAACTTGGCCGAGTTCATCGTGAGCGACAAATCGTGGAGAGAAACCGTAGGCCGTCGTGGCTTCAGCACTCAGTGCACGGTAATAAGACCCTAACTCAGGACAGTGAATCTCTTTGGCTGAGTCCTTGATAGTCACGTACTGCATCAACATCGGATTCATGCGGCACATTTTTGAAGCTAGGTTAAAAAGAATGGCAGCCTGATCGCGTGACCGAGCAGCGGAATATAGCTGTGAGTTGTGCGCAGCCTCTGGGCCCACCAGATAAATCAGCATCAGCATTGCGGTTTCAACCGTCTTAGCGTTCTTTCGCCCTCTACTGATGATTGCGCGGCGAGTACCATGCACGTTATCAAATATTGCCTTGAAGTCATCCTTCATGAATTCGGCCATCTTCAGCCGCTGGCCAACATACTTTCCTTCCGGTATGAGAATGTTTTGCTCACACCACCGGATATTTCTTTCTGCGCGGGTGAGTATTTTTTTAGCCATTAGCGAACAGCCTTAATCAATTTCCCAAGGTTTTTTCTCGCGTGGCAAATTATTATGCGCGCGGCCGACTGTTTTAGGATCGGTCGTTGCCTGTCGAGTAATCCTAAGCCGGGTGGCAAGGGAGGATGCTGAGCGCACTTCACGCTCTCGCATGGTTAGCAATCTGTCATAACGCTTTAATCCATCCTCCCTGGATAACCACTCCAACTCAAACTCTTCAAGCTGCGTGGTGATCAACCGAGCCTGTACTACATGCCGACAGTACATTTCCATCATGTCTCGGTGGGTTTCAGTGAACGAACTAGCCGGGTTGTCGTTAACAAGTCGTATCCAAACCGTAATCTCTGGATCGCTTAAATGCAGTGACGGCTGCAACCTGCTTTCTGAAAGAGCTGGCAGCGAGACAGCCGAAGTCGCGGCCAGTGATTTTCTGCCTCGCTGAGCCATCGCAATTTCCTTTTTTTCTGGACGTTTTTAAAAATAAATCTGGGAGCGCGGTCTTTAAAGTTTTGAGTTCAGAGTTTTTCCCTCCCCCCCCCTCTACCTCACCCTGCGCAATTGATAATAGTTTTCAATTTCATTTAAAAATGATTTCACTTTGAATTATTGCACCTTGAAACTACATTTTTTGATAATGATTATCAATCACCATATCACCCTGCCTTCATCGTCAAACTCGGTCACCGTTCCGCCATTTTCCATTCGTTGCTTTATAGAGTCATGGCAGCGTTTACAGAGCGACTGTAGATTTTCCGGATCATGGAAAAGAGTCTCATCACCTCTGTGAGGTTTGATGTGATCTACAACTGCTGCTGACACTATCTGATTGCGCTGCAGATGAAACTGACATAGCGGCTGCTTCTGCAGTTGGTGGTAGCGAAGGCGATACCAGCGCTTGGTGTTATAAAGGCCGTGCCAAGGTGAATTAGAAGCCATGTCAGTTTACTTTTGCCGGGTTCGTATATGTCGCTACTGTCTTGTTATCCCGGTTTACCAGATAGGCTGTATCGCCAGGCAGAAGGGTAAGCTTCAATGGATCTCCGGTACTGGCATCTCCATAGATTGTCTTTTCCTCCCTCTTCCATTCGATGGAATCAACAGCGTTGATAATTTCATTTCGGTTAGCAGTTACAATTTTAAGTGTGTACATGGTGGTTTCTCTTAGTGGTGGTAGTGGTAATAAAAAAGCCACCAGCCCGCTGATGCAGGTTGATGGCTTCATGAATTAAAAAACCCGCCGTAGCGGGTTATGTCATTTCTTACCGTTGGCCTCAGCCATTTGCTGATAAACCGGAGCTGAGCCAGTTGGCAGCCTTTTGCTCACCTCTCGGTAGTGCGCCACGCGCTCGCGGAAGTATTCACGCAGGTGCGCTGGCTGCTCATTCTCTACCTGCATCGCTATCACTGGCTGGTTCATGCGCTCTTTGTACGCTACGCCTGATGCAGCAAGGTCTACGTTTGTCTTGTCCATATCCTCTTTGGAGAGGTTGGCAAGGTTGAATGATTTGGTCATGGGATCCTCCTGTTGGGGAGGATTATACATCATCACGCAGCAGCCTCGGAAAGTTGCTCTGTGATGACTGTCAAAATATATAGCATTTTACTATACATTCAACATGTAGTGTTTTACTATATCATCATTGATAGGAAAACTTAACGCTTCTTTAAAGGTGAGATTTTTATATGAATCTAGACACTTACATTTCTTCTAACTATCCCAGCCAAGCTGCATTTGCACGTGAGGTTGGCGTATCCCCTGCACAGGTTACTCAGTGGATAAACCGGGGGTTCATCGTAATTAATGGGGAATTGTATAGCCCTCGCCGAGAACTTGAAACGGAGTTGCCCACCCCAGCGAAAACAGATGTCGCGGTATTTATTGCATATTCAAACAATGGTGTCCGTGGCAGCCAAGGTGAGTTTAATCTTGCAGAAATCATATCAGGCCGCCGCCACGCATATGTTTATAAAGCTGAGTCCCAGGCGCTGGCAACGCGGTGGATGCGAAAGTATTCTCACAACCCAGCGACAAAGAATCGCGTTGCTGAGGTTATCAGCGAGAGTGATGCCCAGCTTATAGAACCAGATCAATCCGAATACATCACTGTTGATCGAGAATACTTCGATGCATGACATCCTCACCCGCGCGTGGGCTGAAAGGTATGAAAAGTTAATCGATGCGCGCTGTCATCATGGTTATATCACTGAAAAAACCAAGTCTGATTACTCAAGAATGATACGGCGTGTTCTGTGCTTTTGGGGTGATGACGCGCTATCAGCTATAACAGTGGCAGATATAGCGGATAAAATTCACCTTATCGCGGCACAACATCCGCACGCAGCAAGGCGCTTTCGGCTTAACCTTTGCGATTTTTTCCAAGAGGCCCAGCGCGATGGCTTGATGCCACTCGGTTATAATCCAGCCCTTGTCACCCGCGAGCCATTTACACCCGTAACAACAAACCGGCTGACGCTTTCCGAATGGTCTGCCATTTTTTGCAGAGCTGAAAGCGTGGCCCCCCGCTATTTTGTTATCGCGATGCTTTTAGCCCTGGTTGCCGCGCAACGCCGAGGGGATATCGTGTCATTCCACTCCACACATATTTTTGACGGGCATTTGCATATCAAGCAGCAGAAAACAGGGGAGATGATTGCTCTACCGCTGAGCCTGCGATTGAACGCACTGGATATCAACCTGGCTGACGTTGTCGCTATGTGCCCACCTTGCGGCCTGCTTTTGCAGCAAGGCAACGGTAAGCCAGTAAATGCCTGGAGCCTGAGTTATTGGTTTGCGCGGTGCAGGGACGAAACAATCCCCCGACCTAAGATCGGAAGGCCGCCTTCTTTCCGTGAGCAGCGATCTCTATCAGAACGTCTCTACCGGGAAGAAGGCATTGATACCCGCACACTGCTGGGGCATCGCCACCAGAGCATGACCGACCAATACAATAGCCTCCGCGGACGTGATTACCGACGCCTAATTCTTTAGCATTATCGGTGGTACTCAGTGAATGCCACCTGTAATGCCTATCTTGGTTTTGGTGGAGTTGGAGGCGGTGCGGGCCGCTTCACTTTACCCCCTGGCTTGTAAGGCGGTGGTGTGGGCGCTTTTCTTCCCATTATTTCCTCTCCCCATCAAGCCGCCGAATCTCCAACAGTTGGTTATTCGCCTTGTCGAGCGCCGCCAACAGCGGATCAATCCACAGCACCGCCTGGCAATATGTCAGGATGCCGGAGGTAGTGGCGCCAGCACCGGTTGCGTCAGCGTCGCCGGTATTGGCTGACATTGCGCGGGAACGTAGACTGTGCGTGTAGTCGAGCAGCCCACCAGCAATAGCGGCAGGCACAGCCAAATCGCACGTAGGCTGATTTTTGAGGATTGTCCGGTATTCAATTTCTTTCCCCTGAGTCGCCGCGTCGGTAGTGATGCCGTACTGGCTTGCTGCGGTGCTGATTGCATTGGCTCGCTGGAACTGAAACGACTGGGTAGCGATGGTGGTCGCCTGCAGGCTGTTATCGCTCTGAAGCTGTTTAACCTGCTCACCAGCCTGTACAGCGTTACCGTGGAAGTGGAACGCCAGCCATGCCAAAGCAATGAATATGAGGAGCAGTACAGCGGCTATGACTGCGGTAACTCGGTTCATTTCTGGCCCCAGTTGCAGATTTCGCGCTCTATCTCGCGCCGGTTAATCAAGCCCTTCCAGACCTTACCGCCAGCTTTATTCCAGCGGCGCATTTCATCACAAGCCCCGGAACTATCACCGGAGTTGAGCTTTTTCAGCAGAGTAGAAGATTCGAAAGCTTTAACGCCGACGTTGTAACTGAAGCTAATCAGCGCCGCCTTCTGGTATTCACTCGCTGGCACCTTCACAGAACGATCAACAGAACGGGCGAATGGTATTAGGTCTTTATTCAGCATCGCCTTGCATTCAGCTTCGCTGTACGTTTTGCCAGGGATAATGTCCGCCCCTGTGTGCCCGTAGCAAACAGTCAGCACGCCAACAACATCGCGATACGGCTTGTACTCTACGCCTTCCAGTGAGGGGACGAGAACTGCGGCGATCGCCATAGCGCCACCAGCAACCGCACCGAGGAGCTTTTTCTTTAACGACACACTAATCGCCATAGTTAATCCTCTGCCGGGGGTGGTGTGACGTAACCAGCCTGCAGGGCCTTTTCATAGGCTTTGGTTTGTCTGTGCTTGAAATAGAAATTCATCAGCGCAGTGATCGCGCCGATCACAAACCCGCCCACTACTGCAACCTGATTCCAATCGAGGTCATGTAGCCATTGCAAAATGCTGCCTCCACACACCAAAGTTGCAGAGGTGCAGTAAGAAATGAATGTTGTGATCTTCTCCGGCATGATTTTCATACCTCCCCCTTCCGGGGTCTGTCCCGGTACCGGGTTATGGATAGGGTTCAGCCACCAGCCGTAAACGAGTCGGCGATACGGGGTGTGCCAGGTGTGTGTCGGATGTTGGCTGGGGCTGAAATGCAAAAAGCCCCGCACTAAGGCGAGGCTAAAAATGTTGTGTGGTGGCCGGTGCTGATCTCCGGCTTGGTTGGTGTTTCGCCTGGTCATTATCACGCCTAGCGACCTTTGCGGGTCGTCCCCGCGCCAGTACAGGTCATATCGCATCAGCCTGCGCATTCACCACAACGGAAAGAGCACTCGACCTGAGACGGCTTATCATCTCTCTTTTCCCTTTCGGGTGGCGCTTGGCCAACGGCCCAGTCGAATGCTCTCACCTGTTATGCTACAACCGGAGGTGCTTCTCCGCTTCGAATTTATCGCTCAACTCTATACTGTCTGGGAGGAGAGCCCATGCAACATAAAAACTGTGCGGGTACATCTGATTGCATGGCCAGTCGTAAATCCCGATGTAAAAATCATCACCGTCGCGATCAACTCTAATTTCTCCGATGTGCCAGCCATCACAGGGGTTGATGACTATCACGTCACGGCCATCTAAATCTTCTGTCGGCAGCTCGCTGGCAGGACGGAAAACCAGCCCTTCATTAATTTGCGGTGACATCCTACCTCCAGAAACGAGAAAACCCCGCCGAAGCGAGGTTTTTATTTTGGTGCCGGTCATTACATTTGTGGCACGATATCAAATTAACGCTAAATATGGCCTATTTAATTAACTTTTGCAATACCTTGCTGCGAAAATGTCGTTTTTTGTTGTGATCGTGATCTCGATAGGGACAGAAGACCATCACGATCAAGGCCCCGAAAGATGCCACGCATCAGTGACCAATAATGGCTGTAGTTCTTCGACCAATTTGGGGGTGATACCTGAAGCAGCGCAGCGACATCCTGCAACTGGTACACCTCCCCGCCTATTGCCTCCGACCGCACATCCTGAGCAGCCAGCCAAATGAGCGACCTCAGCCGCTCTATCGTTTTCCCGGCAATCTTCTTTCCCTCTATGCCGGCTTTGAATTCTGACCAGGCCCACTTGGTGATTTCCACTTGGTGGCTAAAGGCCAGATCCCCCGTATAGCACCATGCGAGCCAGGAGCGCTGATGTCCATTCAATGGGTATACAGCCCGGCGCCACGATGTCGCTAAAAATGTCTCTGGCTCTATCAGAGCAATCGCGCCAGAGCGTGGCCGCGTTTCTGTACCCGGTACCGGATTACTATGAATAATGATCCGGGTACCGTCTGGCTCTACAATGGTGCGACGCTTACGCTTCAGGCGCGTTGTACTGACCTGGGTTGATTCAGCGAATGCCTGTAGCTGCCCTTTCGTCTTCCCGCTTAGGTCAGATGTTGCCATCATGAAGATCTCTCGAATGTACTGCAGGTATTGTTCGGTCACGATCATGCTTTAATCTCCAGGCGTCTGGCCCGCATGCCAGCTCGCCTACACTCCACACTTATGAAATGGCACCGATCGATAAAGAGTGGTCAATAAACCTGAACCACACCTCGACCTGAGTGCCGTACTCTTCTTCCCACCGTGACATGTCACGATGCAAATCATCGTGATGTTTCCGGCAAAGCGGGATGGTAAAAAAATCGTGTGCCTTGGTGGCCATGCCGCCCTGACCGTGGCCGATGATGTGGTGGGGGTCGTCGGACGGATTCCCGCAGCAAGCACATGGCTGCGACTTCACCCACTTGGTAAATTTCTCGCTGGTCCAGCGCTCACGCTTCGGTATCTTGAATAATGCCTTTGGCGGCTCCGGATCGATTACCAACACCTTTGCCGCCTTTTTCGCTATCTCGGCCACTATCTGCCGCGCTGCCGGTGTGTGCGTGATATCGGCCTCACGTTTGACGCCGCTCGTCACCGCATGAGGCTTAATGCGAAGGGACGCCGCCGCCACGTCTTCCGGTATCAGGTCGATCACTTCATGTACCCACGCCCACCAGCACAGCTCTGGCAGCGTCAGTTGATGACTGTCGTCGAACATGAAGTGGTTCCTGGCGCGGTACACCACAAAATCGGCAATATTCTGCTCTGCCAGATCCTTCATCTCCGGCAGGCTTTTATCACCGTGTACATGGGAATGGTGCCAGCAAAGGCGCGTAGCGCCGCCAAATACGCGCAACGTGTCCATATTTTTGTCGTGATAGCCTTCCTCGTCCTGCCACTGGCAATCAAATCTGCGCCCCAGCCAGCTCTCCAGGCTGTTGATGCCACCAGCGGCGGCAAGAACACGTTCATGCATGAAGAACGACTTGAAGCGCGGGTCGCTGGCCAGTTGCTGTTGTACCGCCGGCAGTGGCCCAGTTGGCATATCGCGAAACTCTGCCGGTACCGTAGCCACCAGCACACGATCACCGAACATCGGCAGCAGTTCTTCGTCTGGCTTTAGGATGACTTGCCCTAGCTCACGGACAACGATCCCTTTTATCAGTCCGCGCATGGCACTACCTCGCTGATCCGAAGTTCTACCTTGCCACCCTTGATTACTGGCCCCCACTTGGCATCAATGTGTTTAATTTGGCTATCATCGATCCACACGCCCGCCTGCGTCATGGCGTCAAACAGTGCCTTGAAGAAATTATCCAAGTCCCTGCGGGCTTTAGTCGGTGGGCAGAACATCACCTGTACAGAAATATCCGCGCTGATAGGCTTCGGCCGGCGCCGCAGTTGCTCCATCACCTGAGCGATAGCTTCTGCCTGAAATGCCCTACCGCGCTCACTGACCAGGGTGCGACCACGGGAGGATCCTTTGTTCGGCGAACGCCAGTAGCCGTTTACGCTTGGCGGGAATGGCAACGTTAATTTCATGCCGCCACCTCGCGCAGTGCTCCAGCTCCAATTCTGAGCAACTCAGCCCGGCTTACGGTGGTGAACTGGCAACGAGGCTTGATGAATGGACGCCAGATCAGAAACATGCTGCCCTTGTTATTTCCGTTTTTCCCTGGCTGTCCAGTAGCCGCGTTGATGAACGACAGCCGGCCATCGGTGATCAGCCTTATCTCATCGACAGACTGCAGCGCCAGCGAGAACCAGCCCACCGAAATATCTGCCGGCAACAGCATGACGATCGGCTGATTTTGTACGCGGCACTGCTCTGCCGCTTTCTCAACCCAGGGCGCCGGTGCGCTGTAAGGTGGATTGCACCAGATGCCGCCGTAACTCTCCCAGTCAACCGTCAGGGCATTATCCCGCTCTGTCAGGTAACGAGCGCAGAGGGCGTTGCTATGGTCTGCTGCGGCGTCCAGGTAAAACCCAAATTCAACATCCAGCGCGCTGAATATCTCGATCGGGGTCTGCCAGCGGTCTTTGTGCTCTGCAGGTGTTTGGCTCGCGCCAAGGTTATCAGATTTCATTCACCCTCCCTGGCACGTCGAGTGCTTGCGCTTTCACAGTGAGATAATTCCCCTCAAAGGAGAATGCCAGCAGAACCAGATCCCACCCGTTGACCTTCGCTAGCCGGCGCAGATCCTGATACATCTTCCAATCGCTTCGGATTCTGCGGATCTTCCACCTGCGCCACACCCGGTGCGCCACAGCCAGCAAAGGCAGAACCTCAATACCTGATACACACTTCATGCTGGCTGCTCCTCTGCGGCTACCAACCGGTAGAAATAAACCTGCTTGCCGGTGTCCGGATCCTTCAACATGCGTTTTTCCTTCACCAGACCATGCACCTTAGGGTCAACTTCGCGCAGCCTGGCGCTAATCGCGGCTTGTGTGTCGGCCACGAAAAACATCATGAAGACGGTTCGTTCAAGGTCGCGTAGCGTCATCCACGTAGGGCCAGCGGCTGCCTGAATAACTCGGCCCATTTGATTTTCAGGGGTATCTTTCAGCATGCCAGCCAGAATTAACCGGCGGATGCCGCTGTTAACGCGCTCGCTCTCGAACACGTCTACCGGGATCGATAATTTTCTCATGGTGCCAACCTCGCTAAGTCGTTCTCGCTGGCCTTCGCCACTGCTTGCGCCCAGATACCAGTCCATGCCCGGCGGGCATCGTAATCACTCATGCGCCCCAAAGATCCGGCCATTTCCCTCGCCAGTGTTTCCACCTCGTTTTGTGGTTTACGGCGTTGAGATACCAGGCGGGTGTAGGCGTCCTCACGGGCAGCGCTATCAAGCTTCTGAACTTTCGGCATGTCATTCGCCCGCTCCTCCTTGACCTTGAGATAGCATTTCTCGGTGATCAGGTAGTCGAAGTCCTTTTTGCGCCACGTCTTGCCAGTGTTGGTGTCTGGGCGGTCTTCCAGCATCCAGCGGCACTTTTTCGAGATGAACCGCAGGTAAGCACCCCACTTTTCGAGGTTCAGTTCGTAGTCAGCCCAGAGTTTGCGAAGTTTCTTGCGGCGTTCGTCCGTGATTTTTAAAACGACTGGCAGTTCAGGCAGCGTGGTGTGGAAGATTTCCTGCACGGCCTTGTAATCGATTTTGAGAGAATCCTCTTGCGGGTCGGCTGGCGGAGCCGGCTGACGTACAGGTTTTTTCTCTGCAGTAATCTCTGGAGTATTCTCTGTGTAATCTCCTGTATGAATGAATGCGGGATTTCCCCCATCTGGCTCGGGGGTTTCCTGCAGACTTGTCGGCGGAATTTCCGCATTCTTGTCTGCTGGTTTGTCGCATTCTTGAATGCGGGATTTCCGCATACTGGATTGCTGGTTTTCCGCATACTGAATCAGCAGGGCTTCCAGCTGGTTTTTGTTAACACGGAAGTAGAGTTTTGCCGGTACCCCTCTGCGCTCTTCTTCCAGTACGCCAGCGGTAACCAACTTTTTACGGGCGCCTTCCTGCTCATAGCGTGACAGACCGGTTTCAGTCGTCAGCTCAGCCTGAGTTTTGTAGAACCAACCATCCATGCGGTTTTGCCAATACACCAACTGTGAAAGCAGTACAGCCCCGGTTACGCCAGCACCCAGCCCAACAAAAGAAGGCTGAAACGCTATTGGGCGATCCAGTAACTGCATTAAGACGCTCATTCCTGCACCTTCTTGAATTTGGTACCAAAGTCTCTGCGCGGGCACGCGCAGTCATACGGGTAGCCTGGGCGCCGGAAAATGACACGCTGATTGACCTGATCGACACCAATCACACGGACAATTACGCCGTGACTGTCACGACAATCCATTTCAAACGGCACGATTACCTCGTTTTCCATTGGATCCCCCTTTCAGGTGTTTTGGTGTGTGGAATCGGCAGTATTGCCGGGCTTGAGTAAGGCAATCGTCGTAGATGCGCCCTTTCCTGCTGGCCTGAGACATGCGGCGATACAGATCGACCGCCTCTTCTGCCCCCCCCCTGGCGACATCCTCGGGGAAACCTTCGCCAACAAGCTGCGTCACGACGTTTTTGTGGATGAACTCGATAGGATTCATAGGCACACTCCCGGCGCCGGAAGCGCCAAATATTTGCATCGGGCCACAACTTCCTGCAGAGCGCTGTGGGTGACAGGCATCCAGCCGCCCGGTATTCTCATCACATAACGCAACGGCACTAACGGTTTGGCGCAGCCTGAAGCCACGCAACGAAATTGCCCACGCAAACGAGATTCTGTTAATCTGTTCATGCGTTAATTACTCCACACGTTTAGTTAATGCGCCCGACGCCACAGACCGCATATCTGTGGCGTCACCCTTTCCAAACATCAGTACTGTCACTGCGTAAATTTCAGAGACCAATGACTGCACTCTGTAACCCTTACTCAACAGCTTTTTACTCTCTTCGTTGTCCAGTACCCCATCAGCTGTAAATTCGTTATGAGCCTTAGCAAACACGCCCATAGCCGCCATGAGTTCGTTGAATTTGTAAAGCAGCTCCTCATTGCCCATCTGCTCAATTTCAGGCAGCTTTACGAACACTCCACCAGCCCGCTTACACATGGCTTCGGTGATATCGCTTCGACCTGAGATCGACTCCATTTCGGCTGCCATACCCAGCGGTACTACTTGACCCGATATCTGGCGCACGCGGTTACGCAGAGCATTTTCAGTGCCGGCCACCGGGTCCAGTTGCTGTGCCATTGCGCTGTACTTGCCTGGGAACAACGTGATCAGCTTGTGTATCGCTTCGCTGATGTCGTCCTGGGTGGGAAAGTCTTTGTTATCCACAAGGTTTCTCCGCTTCTGTGGTTTTGGTTAAGCCGCTGGCGCGGTAGACTTTTTGTAAAGAGAGAGATCAACTTTCAGTTCACCACCAGTAAGAACTTGGATCTCGAATGCTCGACCCTTGGGAATAATTTCCCCCCAACCCGATACGGAGGCATGTGACAGCCCTAATGCCTTGGCTGTTTTGCCCACCCCATCGAAGTACGAAATAACATCATCTTTTTTCATGGCTCACTCTTTGGTAAGGGAATGGAACACTTGGATAGTAGGATATCTTACATTAAAGAGTCAAGGAATCCTACATCACTAAATGGTAGGATTGCCTACATGGAAATGAATGACCGAATTCGATCAAGACGCAAAGAGTTAAAGCTAACTCAAGACACCTTAGCCAAGCGCGTAGGGGTCAATCGTGTCACCGTCACTGGCTGGGAGTCAGGCGACTATAAACCTGGTGGTGAGAACCTGCAGGCACTAGCTGCTGCCCTAAGCTGCAATCCGCACTGGATTCTTGAAGGTGGCGACATTGACGAAAACATCACATATGTAGGCAAGGTTCGACCAGGGCTCGTTCCTGTAGTTGGTGATGCCGTTTTAGGAGTTGATGGCATGATCGACATGGTCGAGGACCGAGGCGGTTGGCTCAAGATTTATAGCGATGACCCTAATGCTTATGGGCTTCGTGTTCGTGGCGATAGCATGTGGCCGCGCATCCAGTCGGGCGAGTTCGTGCTCATCGAACCAGGCACCTCAGTCCATTCAGGAGATGAAGTATTCGTACGTACTACTGACGGCCATAACATGATCAAGGTACTCAACTACACTCGCGACGGCGGATATCAGTTTACTAGTATCAATCAAGATCATAGGCCAATAACATTGCAGCAGAGTGCAGTGCTGAAAGTGGAGTATGTAGCCGGAATCCTTAAAGCCTCTCGCCATGTTGAAGATGAAGAAATTAATGATGTTATTCGTTAATCTCGTAACCTCCAGATCATAAAAAGAATAATCGCAAGATTTGTGCATGACACGACCAGCGCAATAAGCGGCAATAAACTTACATTTTCCATACCGGTGCTCCATGACGATTGATCGAGTTCTTTCACTTGTTGCAATAATCGTATCATTCATTGCAGTTCCTGCAAGTGGATACTTGAGCTATAGATTTGCCGTAAAGGGCGAAAAAAGGAAAGAGTTTAATGCTGTTTCAGATGCTATACGCCTTAAGTTACGAGAGCAAAAACGACTGATAGAGCAAGGAATTTATCCTGGCGCTCATGGACTTACAGTTTCAGAATCTGAAATCGATAACCTGATAGACGTCAGTCAAGCGAGATTCAAGAACTCAATATTACTCTCTTGGAAAAAATACCGCGATGCTGTGACAAACTACGGCGAGCAAAATGAATATGGCGATTTTCAACTTTTAAATCCAGAGCAAGCACTTGAAAAAATAGAGAAACTTCTAAATTACGCAAACAAGAAGTAATCCGGCCATCGCGCCGGTTTTTTGTGTCCTAATTCCCACGCCTAACGAACGCTGCAGCATCCCGCAGCACTCCCTTGTGAATCGTGTTGCCCACCGTCTTTCTCTTCAGCTCCAGATAGTCAATGATGTTGTCCTGGTTGATCTCTGAACCATCAACCACCAGCTGCATAACCGCCTCTCCGATCTCGCCCGCCATAAAAGCCGCCCGCTCGTCTTCCCAGTTAGTTTCCATGCCACCTCCGAACAAATTTTAATCAAAATACACCCACCTCAGGTAAATAACACTCACCCAACTTAAAATGTAAGATTACCTACAAAACACTATTGACTTAAAATGTCAGATATCCTACATTAAATTCATCAACAGCGAACAGGCAGGACGCCCACGAAGTAGCCGCCCAGGGCGTACGAATACCGGGATGATTCGCTAACCAGGTTCACGCACAGATAAGGAAAATTTTAATGAAAAAGATCGCCTTGGTTCTTTCCCTTCTGGCACTGGCCGGGTGTGACGTCAATGATGCCGACGTGGTTTCGAAAAACCTCAGTACCGCTTCTGACAATTTTGAAGTAAACCGCAGAGTGGTTTTCTATAACGGCATCACTGGCGATTACATGCTGTCGATTGAGGGGCTGTGTTCGAAGGACAACAGTAGCACCGCCAACACACTGGGGATCGTGTGCAAAGTTGGTCCGAATTCCTTCAAAAAACACCTTCTTGGTCTTTCCGACAACGTGACGTTCTTCATTGAGCAGATCGATGGAGTTAAGACAAGCCCTTATTTTTACCGGGTAACTTTCAAGCCATCAGTAATTATCCCTGATGTCGATGTTCGATAACTGAAACACCCTCGCGCTTAGGCGCATCGAGGCAATCATGAGTGAACGAGGCGCATGGTGGTTGGCAGTAACTGTTTTGTGTCTGGATTTTTGGTTGGCTGTTGGTTTTATCGTTTTGGTGGCAGTCGCCGGGTAACCGGCGCACATCGGAATGCTCACTCGCTCTTTCCCTCAGTTCTGGAACGGTGGAGAATCCTGAAACTCATGAGTGAGCAGCCCAATGTGGCTTAAGGCTGGGAACTTCGGGGGCGTTGTTTACCAGCCACCACACACAATTAGTCTTAGCTGCAGGGCTGGCAATCCTACTGCCGTAAAAACAGCTTCCCTTGCATGAGATGCTAACTGCAAGGCGAGAACTCGACTCGTAGTACAGGTGTAACCCGCAACACAAAGTTCGAGTGGTGTCCGTCTGGTAAATGGCTTAGGCCTGCAACTGGATGAAACGCCAAGGGTGACAGCCGGAGAGACGGCACACAACGGTAAGAGTACTGGCCGGGCCTAAAAGTAATCACTGATGGCATGCGCAGATGCTTAGTGTACCGGGATGACGGCCGGCGCTGCTGCGATGCGAGCCATGACGTCACATCCAGTGCTCTTTCCGTTGTGGTATCCGGTGATAGGCGGGCTACCTCTCCGCCCGTGGGTTCAACTCCCGCCAACACAACATTATGCGCCGCGCCGGCGGCACTGCAGCGAAAGCAAGCGCAGATATCCGGCGAAGATTGCTGTGTGTAGAAGCCTTTTGCGGCTGTTCGCTGGTTGGTGTCAGCCGCACTTTTTTCACACATGAGGTGGCGTACTGTTCTGGGTTCCCCTTATCCCTTTACACAGTATAAAGCCCCGGCGCGGTGCGCCACCTGATGTGTGAGTAATTAACCGGGAGCCAGCGCTATGCGGGCGTCTGGCCTCCCTTCTTCAAACCCGATTTTCTATCTGCGGAAAATTGCCAACATTTGGCAGGGCTTCGCTTTGCCGAAAATCAGCGTGTGGGAATTAACGTATGAGCTGGATTACCACTTTTACCGGGCGTCACCTGGACTTTGCGGCGCCGGCAGTCGAAAGCATCTGCATTGAGGATATTGCCCAAGCCCTGTCCCATGAGTGCCGCTTCGCCGGGCATCTGCCGAACTTCTACAGCGTGGCGCAGCACTCAGTGCTGTGCAGCCAAATTGTGGCGCCAGAGTTCGCTTTTGAGGCGCTGATGCACGATGCCACCGAAGCCTATTGCAAAGACATCCCTGCCCCACTTAAACGCCTTCTGCCGGATTACCAGATCATCGAAGACCAGCTCGACGCAGTGATCCGCCAGCGCTTCGGCCTTCCTCTGCAGATGGATATCGCTGTGAAGTATGCAGACATGGTCATGTTGGCAACCGAGCGCCGGGATCTTGATATCGACGATGGCCAAGTGTGGCCAATGCTGGAGGGTATTTTCCCTGCTGACATCGTGATCAACCCGGTTATGCCGGTGCAAGCGCGGGCAATGTTCATTGCTCGGTTCAATGAGCTGACAGAGTGGGGAGTGCTGTAATGATCAACACTATCACGATCGATACCGAAACCCTCGACGTTACGCCGTCGGCAGTGCTCCTCTCTATCGGCGCGTTTGCATTCGATATTGACGACGTTCACAAGACACAGCAAAGCATCATCCAAGTGGCCCGCGATGGAGAGTTGGCCGACTTTTCAGCCAATGCGTTTTACTGCCTGGCCGACACGTTCGATCAACTGATGAAGGGCCGCACCGTCAGCGCAGAAACCCAGGCATTCTGGCGTCAGCAAGGTGAAGACGCGCAGGACGCTTTATCCGGCGACCGCGAGCCACTGCGCCAATGCCTCGGCCTGCTGTCAAACTGGATCAAACAGCACCCTAACGCCCGCGTATTTTTCCGTGGCACCGACTTTGACGGCTCGATCCTTGAGCACGCCTATCGCATGTATGGGATTGAATGCCCGTGGCACTGGGGCGGTAAACGCGACGTGCGGACATATATCGATGCAATGACCAAGGGCACCAAAGGTTACCTGCCTAAAACCCACCAGCCCTGCTTCGCGATGGTTAAACATCACTCCTTGCATGACGCCATGAACGACGCCGAGCAGATGGCCATTGCATATCAGCTGAATAGCAAACAGGTAGGTGCAGCATGAGCGAATTGTTGAGCTATGCAGCATTGAAAGAGTCGCACGACCGGTTACTCGCCGAGAACGTAGCGATGAATGGCGCGCTTACCGGAGAGAGGTATCTCGATTTCATCAAGCAGAACAACTGGAATCCAGCCGTAAAAACGGTCAACGGAAATTTTTCCCGCTTCATGGATCCTGAAGTCGATTTCGGTTCGATGGTTTATTCGTTCGCTAAAGAGCTGATCGATACGGTTGCAACCCCAGCCACTGACGCCGCCCTTGCCGCTATCGAAGCGCGGGGAGTGGAGAAGCTGGCGGCATGGGCTTCAGAGCAACAGTCAATGGCAGTCGGTGATGGCGACCAGAAAGAGGCCGGTATTTATCGTCAGGTAGAAGCCAGGGCTAAGCATTTCGCCGCCGAGCTGCGGGAGGCCAAATGAAAGAGCGCCCAGTGATGCCGGCAAGTGAAAACGCTCAGCTCATTCACGCAGACTGCATGGAGGCTATGAAACATATCGCTGATGGCTCTGTTGATATGGTGTGCGCTGATGTGCCATATGGCACTACGCAATGCGCCTGGGACTCAGCTCTTGACCTCGAACTGATGTGGGAACACTTGCACCGAATCGCCAAACCAAACGCCGCCATCGTGCTGTTCAGTGCCAGCCGTATACCTCTGTTCTGGTCAACAGCAATATCCGGCATTGGAAGACGGAATGGATTTGGGAAAAAGGCAACGCTACTGGGTTCTTAAACGCCAAGAAGCAACCACTACGTGCCCATGAAAACATCCTAGTGTTTTATCGTAGCCTGCCCACCTATAACCCGCAGCTTACCGATGGTCACCAGCGTAAGACATCAAAGCGAAAATCGGTGAATTCTGACGTATACGGCAAGGCCTTAACGCTCACTGAATATGACTCAACAAAGCGGTACCCCCGTGATGTTCAGTTCTTCTCGAGCGATAAACAAAAAGGGAATTTTCACCCAACGCAAAAGCCTATTGGCTTGGTTCGCTACCTGATCGAGACGTACAGCAATCCCGGTGATGTGGTGCTGGATTTCACGATGGGTAGCGGCACCGCTGGCGTTGCTTGCTCAGCGACTGGACGCCGATTCATCGGTATCGAGAAAGAACAGAAATATGTCGAAGTTGCACGCCGTCGTATTTTCGGTGGCAGCGAATTGGAGGTGCATGATGCCAGCAAATGAACTGAAGCCAGCACTGACACACAGCGAACTTTGTCTGATTGCCGAACGGTTCCTGCGCAATAACGGATTCAAAGTGGCATTCCATGATCGGTTTGTTGCTGCTGTTTCTACCGGAGAGCAACCGGACGCGATCGGATTCCGAAGTCTCGCCTCATGCCTAATTGAGGTTAAGTGCTCACGCGCTGACTTCCTGGCTGATAAGAAAAAATCTTTCAGAAGAATGCCAAATCAAGGAATGGGTGACTGGCGGTTTTTCATGGCCGAACCTGGATTTATAGAAGCGTCTGATTTGCCTCCTGGATGGGGCTTGCTTCACGTAAAAGGCGGCAGAGTCCATAAGGTTCACGGCTAGCCAGGTAACACAGTTTGGTATTCACGAAAACCGTTTCAAGCCAACAAGCAGGCTGAGTGCGATTACATGTACAGCGCTCTACGCCGCATGCAGATACGCGGGCACCTGTCAGAAGTTTATGACGGATTTCCAAAACCGCAGGAGGTCCAGCATGGCTAAGCGTAAGAGCAACAGAGCGGCCAGAGCATTGCTTTGCGTGTCGGCCCCTGGCCCAGAAGACTGTTTCCGAATCAGCAACCGGCGCTGGCAGGTTTACAGCGCCAACTATCCACACGTATGGCAGCACGTTAAGCCATCCCGCAGCCAGCGGCGTTCGGCAAAGGTCATTCAGGCGTTGTGGGCTGAAGCCCAGGAGAAAGCGCAATGAAAACTCTTAATATTTCATGGCTTGGCGCATGCCCTAAATGCGACAACGAAACGCACAAGGTTGAGACAGAAAAAGGCTGCGGCTTCCGCTTGTATGAGGGCGACAAAATCACATGCAACAAGTGCAGCAACACTGGCAGCGTAGAAGTTGAAGAGCACGCTTACGCGGTATGGGATGAGCCAGAAGCGGAGAAAGCTCTATGAGTAGGTACACGTTCGTTGTTGAGTTCGAAGACGGAAAAGAGCCAGCGTGTGGTGCTGGCACTGAAATCCTTGGCGGCAAGCTTTGTGTTGTAGCGTTTACGGACCTGCATGCTGAGATGCTTACCAACGATGAGGCCTCAGCTCTTCTGGACGCAGCAACAGAGTATGGCCCGTATTTCGAAGAACTATGCGCTGATTACCAAACACCATTAGACGTGATGAAGAAGAAGCTGAAAACAGCCGCGGGGGGTATTTGATGGACAATAAGCTGAGCGAACTGAAAGCCACGATTCCCGCAGACAAGAAAACCCGTGAAGCTGTTGCCGCTGGTTTTGTCACTGATAACAACACCGGGGGCTATTTCGTCATTGAGTGTCAAGAGTGTGGCGCGGTCTATCCGAGTCAGCAGGCAGACGGCGGCGGCCAGATTGCAGACACAGGCGATTACGATGACGCTATTTGCCCTCACTGCGGAGAGGAAGGCCCCGAAGAGTGTGTAAACGTCGGGTTAGCGTGGAATGTTCAGCAAGCCAAAATAGTGGCACTGCTGGCAGAGCTGGAAGCGAAAGACCAAGCGCTGAATAACATTACTGAGCTGTGGAAAGATGCCAATGCCACTGCATTCGAACGCATTCGCGAACTGAAAGAAGAGCTGGAAGCGAAGGATAAGCGCATCGCTGACCTGGAAAGAATCCTGACAGATACTGAGCGAGAGCGCGATGACTGGGTAGACCACAGCCGAAAAATGGAGCAGCGCGCGATTGAGGCAGAAAAGCGGCTGGCTACGCCGGTGCAGTTGCAAAATTGCGACTTCGAGTCAGTAGCCATCATGGCTCACTGGTGCAGTGATGAACAGCTGGAAGCCTGGGTGAAGGGTGTTGAACACGCCAAAGAACAAATCCGAGCCGCAGGGTTCAAAGTCGAGGGGGATGAGTAGCTATGGAATTTTCAGAACAAGTTGCAATAGCAGCCATAAAGGCAGCAAGCGATATCACGGTAGCGAAGATTAACGCGAAAGGTCACAAGTTTGATGGTTATGTGACGCCTGTGAACTGGTTCAAGAAATCCCTTGCCGAGGTCATTGAAGCGATGGAAAAAGAAATGAAGGTGAAGCCATGACACAGACACTAACGACTGATGAGCTGCGCCAAATTGTAGACAGCCATGAAAAAGGCTACGGCATGAGCGTACCGATTAATTATGGGTATCTTGCGGCCCGCGAACTACTGGCTACCCGGGAGGCGCAGCCGGTGGGGGTGATGAATATCGGCAGCGAAACCTGTTCTGACTACCTCGTCGCGTGGACAAAGGCAGGCGCTCTACTTGGTAAGGGAGTTCACTGGCTCTACACGGCCCAGCCCGCGGCAGTTGTAAACCCAGAGTTTACAGGTGCGCCAGCAGTGCCGGATGAAAAAGCAATTACGCCATTTTTCGACACCATAGCACTCGACACTGCGAAGATGGTCATGTGCGATGTAAATCGTCGTAGTGATTTCCTCGGAGGCGACATTCAGCTACTGGCCCGCATCCAATGTCGTGTAGATGAAGCCTGCCGCGCCGCAATGCTGGGAGATAAACCATGACTTTCGAAAATTGGACTATCGATGAACTGTTTGAACGGTGCATTGATATCGAAGATGGCTCAGTGTTTATGAATTCTGACGAAGTAGCAGCGCTGCGGCGGAAAATCACGGAGATTCGATCGTCTCAACCTGTTAGCCAGGGTTACAAGTTGGTGCCATCTGAGCCAACACCAAAGCAGTGGGCTGCAGGCCTAATGGCCATAGGTGCCGGGATGGATAAGGTCACGCTCATCTATAAAGCAATGCTGGCAGCAGCACCGGAGGGCGGCAATGGCTAAGACAGATGCTGAACGTAAAGCGGCACAACGCGAGCGGCAACGAAAAGCGGGTGTCGTTCCTTTCGAGCTTAAGCTCGATCAGCAGGAAATCGATATGTTGCGGGAGAACTGCGCAGCCCGCCGGCCGCAGCGTGAACCCTATGACATGGACGAGTACATCACCATGTTGATCAGGAAGGATAACGCCGAGTTAAAAAAGCAGTTGGCGGCGCTCAGTGAGCGCTGTTGCGGCAAATGCAAGGACAAGCTACCAGGCGATACGGAGGGCTGTTACTTCCTCGGTGATTCTGAGTGCTGGCAAACCTATGGATGGCACGAAACAAAATTAACAGTGTGACATGTCACGACTGAATTAATGCCCGTGTGCGGCGGGCTTAACGTGTGGAGATAACCATGAAATCAATAACGCTGACAGAGTGGGCTGAAAGTAAATTCAGCCAGCCATACAAAAAGGGGACGCTTTGGATGTGGGCCAGAACGGGCCGTATATACCCACCACCGGAAAAGATAGGTCGCAATTGGTGGGTAGAACCAAACGCGAAATATGTTAACCCGCATAACCCCAAAGACGTGGCTAAGAAAGCCAAGCCCACCAGCGAATTTAATTTAGTGGAGCGTATAAAACATGGCTGCAAGACCGAGAATAAAAAAGCATAAAGACCTGCCACCAAACTTGTATGAAAGCGGTGGCAATTATCAGTGGCGCGATCCTCGAGATGGAAAGCGCTATGGACTCGGCACAGATAAAACGTCAGCCATCAATGAAGCAGTTGAAGCTAACATTATGATATATAACATGCAGAATAAAGTAAGGCTGGCTGACAGGTTGCAAGGTGCTGACGTTTTAACCCTTGGTGTCCACCTAGATCAGTATTTTTTGATCCTCAAAAAGCGTGGATTAGCCACTGCTACTCTCCGGCAGCGTGGCCTGCAGATTGGCTATATCAAGGAAAGAATGGGCGATCTACTCCTGTCCCGTGTTACCACCAAAGATATAGCAGAAATGATGGAGGTCTATACAGAGCAGGGGAAGAAGGCCACGGCAGGGAAAATGCGGCAGATCCTTAACGATGCTTTCAATGAGGCGATCGCTACTGGCCACTTGAAAGAGAATCCAGTAACCCCAACCAAGGCGCCAGCAAACAAAGTTAAACGCAGCAGGTTAATCATTAGCGAGTACCGCCAAATATTGGCAGAGACTGGAAGCAGTGAGCCTTGGGTAAAAAACATGTTTGATTTGGCGCTTGTGACCGGCCAGCGGCGGGAAGACTTAGCAGAGATGAAATTCAAGGATAGCCATGATGGATTTTTGTGGGTGACCCAGATCAAAACTGGGGCCAGAGTCTCTTTGCCTCTGAGCCTGTCAATTCCTGAAGAGGGTTTGGTACTTGAGGAGGTCATTTCTCGGTGTCGCGCATCTGGTGTCGTAAGCAAATATTTACTGCATACAACCAGGGGGGCTACAAAAGGCAGCGGGTTTAAGCCGGGAACACTATCAAAGGGATTCAGTACAGCTAGGGATAAAACGGGCCTTAGCTGGTCCGGTACTGAGCCAAGTCTCCATGAGATCAGAAGCCTTTCAACTCGTCTGTATACTGACCTTTACGGTAAAGAGGTGGCTCAAGCTATCATGGGGCACAAAACAGCAGCCATGACTGACCTCTACCGTGATACAAGAGGGGCTGAATGGATCACCGTAAAGGTGATATAG